TCGATATCGCCATAGACAGTCATATATATATATTATTAAAATAGTTTTTAATATATTTATAATTATATTTTTTTGTCCTCTAAAATGGGCGTTTTAAATGTGCAAAGGTGTAAAATGGGACATTTTAATTCCTCAAGAGTCAGATTCCAGTAACGATTTGAAATGACGCTCCACGTTTCTTGCCGGAGCGTCCCATTTTAAATCTTCGCTGGTATAAAACGACCTCTCATTATTGGTTACTTCGCGCTCAACCCAAACGGGTGAATACTGAGTTACCGTTCTCTGTAAAATGAATGTGTATATATTATATAGTTTTTACGTAGGTTCTCAGAATCGTGTATTTTTTCAAAACAAAGAAAGTGGTTGGGTTTTCCAAAATGGACAAAAATATTTGTCCAAAAACCGATTTTGCAAAATAAAATCTTGCAAAAAAATCCACGATTTTCAGTTTAAAGCACAACCGAGTGAAATCCTCAACACATTTTTTCTGTCGCCACTGCGATGGTTTTCACCCCGTTTTCCGGATTGTCCTCTTAGGAGGAAATTTCACCAAAGTGTCCTCCTTTAGGAGGAAATTTTGCCGGATTGTCCTCCTTTTTATGCAAAATTTGCCAAAGTGTCCTCCCGTTCCTTTTCCGTTCCTTTTCCGTCCCTTTTCCGTCCCTTTTCCGTCCCTTTGGCGTTCATTCCCTCTATAATATATGTGTATATACTATAGAAGACAGGTGCACATATATATTACAATGGACAAATATTGTGGGGACGATGTGGAGAACCCGGGTGGCTCGAAAAAACAGGCTGGTGTTCACTTTTGTTCTATGTGTAATTATACTACGGGATATAAGAATGATTATGCTCGGCACCTATTATCCAATAAACATAAAAAGAGAGAACAAGAAAAAGCACGTGAAAATCCAGAGAAATTCGGGTGTGATATTTGCCAGTATTATACCACGAACAAATATTTATATAATAAACACACATCCAGCACGAGGCATAAAACGAAGGTATATGACAGAGAACACCAAATTGACCAAAATCAATGTGAAGGTTGTCGTCGTGTATATAGTTCTCGTAAAAATTTGTGGCGACACAAACGACGATGTCCAAAGACTACTTCAAAAGAGGAAACAGAGGCAGATGGTATAGAAACCACATATTCGGAGGAATCAGAATATGACAATGAAAATGACAATGTGTATGATTCGGTCGAAGAATTCTCCGATGATCCGAATTCCGACGACGACTCGGATAAAAATAAAAGAAAACGAGGACAGAAGCCGGTGGTAACGCCCGAATTATTATTTGAAATCCTAAAGCAAAACAAGGAGTTACAAACCCTTTTATTGGAACAACAAAAATATGTTGTCAATAATGTCGGCAACACTACGATAAATACAAATAGCAATAACACCACTAACAAAACATTCAGTATACAATTCTTTTTGAATGAACATTGTAAAAACGCGATCGATATCAAAGACTTTGTGAATTCATTGGACTATTCTACCAAAAATTTGGAGGAGACCATGAAACTCGGGTATGTAGGTGGCATATCGAAAATGATGACCGATAAAATACGTGTAACACCAGTCGAACAGCGCCCCCTACATTGTTGTGATGAAAAACGGGAAAAACTCTACATTAAAAACAATGGCGAATGGATAACGGGCATTGATTCGAGAGAAATGCTACATTCTATCATTGCGGATATTGCAAACAATAACTATCGCACATTTCAACAGTGGGTTCGCGAAAATCCATCTTGTATGACATTGGATACACCTGCGTATGAAAAATACATGACAATTTATCAAGGTGTGATTGGGTCAAGAACAGACGAAGAAGAGATTAAACATGTGAAACGCATCTTAAACAATATTATAGAGAACATTGTCATTGAAAAGGACCGATTTTTACAGCCTTGATCACGCTTTCGTAGTCAAAATGATTCGCATACAATTTTTATGCAAATCATTTGGTAATTTTATCATTTCTCATTTTTGGTCTAGACATATACCGGAATTTCATCAATATCCATGATAGGTTCTCCTTGTATGTCCGACAGAAGACGGAATTTTTTGAAACACAATTGTTCGAGTTGCTGTTCGGGTGTATGGCGATGCACTGTTCTTGCGATCATTTTGTATAATTTGAACCCAGGGTAGCGTTCGTTGCCATTTTTTTTATACAATACATTTCTATCTTGATCATCGAGGCACCATGTTGTAATAATATCTTTGAATTCATCATCCTTGTCTTGGTCTGAAAAAAAATCGTAGATCGAGCAACCCAATCTACATAAATCAAAACTTGGATTGGGGTCCAGGCGAGGTTTGTTTTCATCCATATAAGGCTCGCTATTGTATTGCGTTGACGCGTCTCCCCCACTCGCAAAACTATCACTGCAAAACAGTTGCCCCTTGAATTTATAAATAGCGCGCCCGAAATCTATGATTTTATAGATCTTACCATACGTCGGGACACGATAGACTTGCTTTTTATATCTATAATACAAGTAGGGTATATCCGTTTGATTATACATAATGTTATTTGTGTGCAAGTCGTTGTGTGTAAACCGGAATGCCTTTTGATATATAAGGAGTGTCATGATAATTTGGAATAACATCGCGATCCCTTCTTCGGTCTCTATTTTGCGATGGACGAACAAATCATCTAAGGACCCGTCGCATTTTTCTAAGCATATCATTTGGACAGGGAAGTTGTTGATATAAGCGTATTGTGCTATCTCGTCTTCCGTGGAGCAAGATCGCGATGAATCTGTTGCCCATTCTTCTTCGGAACAGGCACTACCACTATCGCTACCGCTTTCGGAGTCACTGTCACTACCGCTGTCGCTACCACTGTTGCTACCACTGTCACTTTCTGAGTCGCTGTCGCTACCGCTATCGCTTTCTGAGTCGCTGTCGCTTTCTGAGTGACTTCTGCTACGACTTTCTGAGTCGTCTGCCTCCGATTCACTTCCGACATTGCTTTCCGACGAATCTTCCGTCTTCTCTGAATCTTTTTCATATACCAAATTCACATCGTCAACTTCCAGAGCATTACGCAGAGAAACATCACCCAAATCATCTATGGAATCCAATAATAAAACATCATCCACAGAGGAAATTGTCAACTTGTTTTTGTTTGCACGTGATGACGAAGTGTTTTTAACAAATTCGTTCATATAGGGGTGCGTGGCGGTATACAACTTATTATAATTTTCAACAAAATGGTGGGATTCTGACAAATATTCTAAATCATCCGTGACGTTCATTTTATATTTTTCCTGCACACCTAAATAAGAGCCATAATACTCAACACAATGGGGGATGTTATGATGATGTAGCAGTTGCGTGGATAAATAATTGAAAAAATTGTCAACATAGGATGAATTGTTCGAATCCTTGAGTTTTGGCAAACACGTTTTGGTGCTCGATGTCTCACTGGAATGCGTGGGCAAATTCGCGAGGAATTCGGATGATTTCGCATATTTCCCGGTCATGTATTTTATGGGATCAAGTAGGGGGGCGAATTTTACAAACACGTTACGAGGCACCGTAACATTGGTCTCTATGTCAACTACGTCGGATAGGGATTGGACATGATGTTTATGATTCAGTCCGATCCGATTGTAGTTCGAAGGTGACAATTCAAAAAAGTTGGGGTACACTGGGTTATAAAGTTGCAAGTTCTCAATTCGGAACGGTTTATATCCATGCGCGATGTCGTCTTCCGAATAGGCGACACCTTTTTCTAAAGCATCCAAGTTCACAGGCTTTAATTTTACATAATGAATATCGAATTTAGGAACATCCATTTTGCTAAACAGTATACCTGCTCTATATATTTTCAAATCCCAGTTTGAACACACACAGTTTTTTGTGGAAATGCGTGGTTGGTTCGTTGGTTTGAAACACTTTTTTTGATACCATATTGTATTCTACAACACAAACCATTTGTTCGAGCAATGACGTTGGAGTTAAAAAAGTTTGACATGAAGTCGATCACGTTCAAGGCGGACGAAAATAAGGGACCCGTGGTGGTCTTGATTGGTCGTCGTGATACTGGCAAATCTTATTTGGTGCGTGACTTGCTTTTTTATCATCAAGATATCCCCATCGGCACTGTGATATCGGGAACAGAAGCGGGAAACGGATTTTATGCATCTCATGTGCCAAAGTTGTTTATTCATGACGAATATAATACAGCGCTTATTGAGAATGTTCTCCGCAGACAGCGCACGGTATTGAAACAAGTCAATAAAGAGATGGAAATGTATCGCCGTTCCACGATTGATCCGAGAACGTTTGTTATTTTAGACGATTGTTTGTATGACCAATCATGGACCCGCGATAAGATCATGCGCCTCTTATTTATGAATGGACGCCACTGGAAGGTCATGTTGGTCATCACAATGCAATATCCTCTAGGCATTCCGCCAAATCTCCGCACCAATATCGATTACGTTTTTATCTTGCGTGAACCATATTTGGTAAATCGCAGAAAGATCTGGGAAAATTATGCGAGTATGTTTCCAACATTGGAGTCCTTTTGTGCAGTCATGGACCAAACAACGGAGAATTATGAGTGTCTGGTGATAAACAACAATGCCAAGTCCAACAAACTCAATGACCAAATTTTCTGGTATAAGGCACAAGACCACCCGGATTTCAAGTTGGGATCGAAAGAATTCTGGGAAATATCGAAGAGTATGGGATCGGACGACGAAGACGAAGCGTATGACCCAAGTAAGTCGAAAAAGAAGAGCGCGCAACCCATAAATGTAAAGAAAACGAAGTGGTGAGACGTATTTTCTACTGAGACAATACATAATATTTAAATTATAATGGGTTAGATATTTGACACTGCATAATGGAGTCAAATCTCGCTTTTATATTTAGAAAGCGAGATTTTAAACAATGTTCTGCCTGAAAATAAATTTTAAATAAACTCATAAAAAACAACCACTGCATAATGGAGCGAAAAACCGCTCCTGCAACCTCAGGAGCGGTTTTTAATTGGGCGTTCATTTCAATAAATTGCGATAAATAAACAAACCGTTTATTGTAAACCACTTTCTAATATAATAAGCGTCCAAAACAACTTAAAGAAAATACTTCAATGAAGATTATAGAAACATGGCGCAATTTACTAGAGATTTAGAAGACCTTTTATATTTATCAACGCAAAAGATTGGAATTGTTACTCATTTGCGAAAAAATTATAGAGAAAACATTCACTATATTGTTGAAAAAAAATGCTTGGGGTTAGAAAAACCAAAACAGAACGGAGGTCAAAATAAAATAATATTCAAATTAACCGAAGAAGCATTTGAGTTAATGAAAAATTCATACAATTTACGAAACCGATATATTGTGGACATAAGTGATAAAGTCAAATGTGTAAATATAGGCATGTGTATTGAAAATCAAACGATCGGATTTATTGAAAATGCTTATAAAAAATCAATAAATTTGAAACGGCAACACATTTTCGGAAAATATAGAGTAGATTTGTATTTTATTGACTATAATTTAATTATCGAGTGCGATGAAAATAATCATGAAGACAGAGATCCCATAAAAGAAAAAACCAGAGAAGATTATTTAATTTCATTAGGAAACAAAATCATTAGATATAATCCCAACGAAAAAGGATTCGATTTGTCCAACGTTTTGGGTGAAATAAACGCCATTTTATATCCAAATAAAGTGCTTAATGAAAACTGATTAAAAAAACATTAAGCGGGCAAAACAACTTAAGGAAGAAACACGAATAAAAGTATAATAAGATGACCGAGTTGAACATCGTTGATCTTATTGAAAAAAACCCGATTACGCGCCTTTCTGCTGCCTACAACAACAAGTTATTATCAACTATCCAGGAAACTTTTACTGGATTCGAACAACAACTCTTCGTGAGTAGTTTTTATTGCTATTTGAATTATGACAAAAATCTAGATTTTGTTGTGGATTTGGACAATGTTTGGACCTGGCTTGGATTTTCATCAAAATTTAATGCAAAAGTTGTTTTAGAAAAACATTTCCATATTGATGTCGATTACAAAAATATTAGTGATGTTTCGAGTTCAGACACAGACCCTCCTGGAAAAGCGAAACAAAACGGTGGTCAAAACCGTCAAATCGTAATGCTCACCATCAAGTGCTTCAAATCGCTATGTCTCAAGGCTCAAACCAAAAAGGCATCGGAAATTCATGAGTATTACATGAAGATGGAAGAGGTGTTACATAAGATTGTGGAAGAGGAAACAGACGAATTGCGCAAACAATTGGAACAAAAGGACACCGTCATAGCAAAAATTAAAGAGACAACAACAAAAGAAAAATCCCGCGCCGTAGAACAAGCCACCATCGCCCAATTCCCCCTCAACACAGAATGCATCTATTT